GTCACGGTCGGATTCGGTGTCTGCGGCGGTGAGCTAGTGACGCCCATAGGGAAACTCTTCTGCCAGGATTCCAAACAACAGTGCGTCCCGCGCGCCATAGAACTTGCGTTGCTGGCCTTCGAGCCGGGCGCCGAGGCGCGCCATGGCTTTGATCGCCGGCCAATTGTCGGCTGGCGTTCGGAACGTCGCCCGCCGGCAACCGAGCGTCATAACCACGTAGTTCCAAGCCGCCGTCAGCAGCGATCGCGGTATTTCAGTCCCGGCCACGGTCAGGTCGATGTCAATGCCAGACCAGTTCTGAAAAACGATTCCAGATCTGATCTTCCTATCCCGCTCAAAGCCGATCGCCTGATGCGGGGTCCGGAAAATGTGGCCGGTCTGCGCGGCCACGAATTTTGCGACCGGAGGGCCAAATACGATCATATCGGCGTTTGTTGGTTCCCGCGGCGATTTTGAATCGCATTGTAATATTGCTCGTCGGTCACGGCCGGCGGCTGGAAGCCAAAATCACCTCGTAACTGGCCATTCCGATCATAGCCATGGAGGACCGCCGTACCGCCGACATTGCTAGGCGGCGGCTCCGGTTTCAGCATGGGTCCGATCGCCCACGGGTCTGGGGCGATCGGCCCTCTCGGCATAAGGCTTTTCGTCAGCTTTTGCCGGATGAGCTCGAAAGTTTGCGGGTCCATTAGATGAACTGCCCCAACTCGAGGAGGATTGAACCGCCAAAGATGAAACAGTCGGACGGCTGGCCATCGCCCGACACGATCGCTTGGACGGTTGGCGCGATAGCAACGCCCGGCGCCGCCACGCCGGCGGCGGCGATGGCGCTGAGCGATGTCGCGCCCGGCCAGTTCCAACCATCCCAGGTCGCGGTTCCCCAAAGGGGATTGCTGACCGATGCGCCGACGCCGCCGGTGATCGCCGCCAAGTTCGTCGGCGTCTTGACCGTGAAGTCAGTGGAAACGCATCCGTAAAGAGTGACACCGACATTGCTCTCGGCGTTGATCGCCAAGAATGAGGGCATCTTGCGCGTTACGCCGTCGCTGGCGTTCCATGCCCCGCACATGAGGCAAGTAATTGCGTTGCCCTGGTCGTTCGCGCCCGTCTCGGCCTGAACCACGGTTCCGCTCGATGTGCCGAAAAAGACCTTGTTATTCCAGACGCCCCAGCAAGTCGCCGGCAGGCCCGTGAAGCTGCACCAAGCATGAGTCTCGGTGTTGAAAACAAGCTGATAAGTCCCGTTGACCGGGTCGGGGACATTGACGATCCCCATGCGCCGGGCGGGAAACGTGAGGAACTGCCAGGCCCCGCTTGTTCCGACGCTTTGGACGGTGTCGAGGAAGGTCGGGGCGATGTCGCGCGTCAGGCTGACGAGATCGGACGCCGCCGGGTCAAGGGTGAGCGCCTTGGAGGCGGGGACGACGCCGTCGAGCGTCATAATCGCCAGATCGCCGCCGACCTGAGTCAGGCATCGATCGGCGCCGAGCGGCGGCGATAGTTTGGCGTTGCCAAGGAGGCTCCAGTTCGTCGAGTCGCTCGGATTCGACCCCTGGTAGAAGAGAAGTTCGCCCTGATCGCTAACGACGACCAGAAGAATGACGACCGAGCCGTAAACCGTGACGAGCGTCCAGGTCCCCATCGCCACCAAGACGCCACCATAATGAAGATCCGGGCCGCAATCGAGTTGCGTCAGCGCGCCGGTGATTGCCGATGTTCCGCCATACCAAAGCGAGGTCGTGCCCTTCTGAATGAAATAAAGCCGCTCACGGTGCGCCCATACAACCGAAAGCGTGCTCGTCGTGACACCCGTGAAAGCCGGCGTGCTCCAGGCCGATCCATTGTATTGACGCACCGTGTCGGCGCCATTGGCGATCGTCAGATAAAACCCGCCGCCAGTGGACATCTGGGCGAATGACCAGTGATCGCTGGTCAGGCTCGAGACGGCCGCCGCGCCAACCGCGCCGCTCGAGGTCACGTCATAGATATTGGACCCAGCCGCGGCGAAAAACTTCTTGCTCGAGCCCGAATAGGGCATGAGGGTATTCACTTGGGCGCCGCAACCCGTCGCCCATGAAGCCGAGCCGTTGCGCGCCCGCACATAACCGGGCTCGGGAAAGAAGTTCTGCAAAAGCGCCGCGGTTTGCGGGTCCATCGCCTGCAAGGGCTGGGCGGTCTTCCAGCCCTTGACAGGCGCAACCCAAGGCAACGGTTCGAGCGTCGTCCGGCCCGGCTGTTTTCTGCGGCGGACAGCCTCGCGCATTAGAGATTGCCCTGATTCAACACGGTCAAGTCGCTTATCGTGCCGGGCAACGTCTCATCGCTCAGCACCGGAGCGCGGCTCATGTTGACGCTGCGAGTCGTCGTTTCCTGGCCGGCGATGCGAGTCAGCGCGAGTTCGTAGTCCTGCATCTGTTCGGCATATTCGAGCCCCTTGGCGTATTTGTATCGCCAGACGCCGCCGAGCCGTAGGAGCCGCTCGGCGATCGCAAAAGTATCGGTGTCGGCCGTTAGAACCGGGGTCGAGTAGGCGTTGCCGTTGAGATCCAAGACCCAAGAGTTCTTGGCGTAAACATACGAAACGACCTCGCCGCTCGCCAACGCCGGATAGAACTCGATTTGGTTGCCTACGACGCGCCAGACGGATGGCAACACGTTGATCGGGATTTTCTTGAAAATCAGGAGGTTTTCTTCGTTGATCGGCCCCGGCATTCGCAGCCATGGATAGAGCGACGAGACGAAGGTATCGGAAGGCCCGAGCCTTTGAAAGTGCATGGGCAGCGGCCATGCCGCAGTCGTCCCGTCGCCGGTGAATGTGACGGGCGTCTGAATTTTCAGGTTTTGCCAACCCCAACGTTCGACCAGTTCATCGCCGGTGTCTTGGATTGCGTCCAGAATGGCAAGGATGTTCGGGTCGGTCGCGCCGATGGCGCTCGCCGGAGCGGTCAGGTTACAGCGCCGCGCGACGCCCTGAACGACGGCAAGCAGGCTCACGCCGCGTCTTCCCTAACCTTCGGAGGCCGGCCGGGGCCGCGGCGCGCCGGCTCATCCGGCTGCTTATCCGCCTTCATGCCCTTGATGAGCGCCGCCATTTCGTCCAGTTGCCGCTGCATGTCGGCGCGCGCCTCGCGCTCGCGATCGAGTTCGGCCTGCAAGCGAAGCGTCTGCGAGCCTTCCTTGGCCGTCTGGAGCCACACTTGCGCCTTGTTGCGGAGGTCCCGCAACGACGGCGACTGATGCAGATTGCCGTCCGAGATGGCGGCTAGCCCTTCCACGTTGAAGATGTGCAGGGCCTCGAGTTCCTTGACCAGGGCCGAATTGATGACCGGCCACGCCTTGAGCGGCGTTCCTTCGATGAGATCGGCGCCGTCGCGATTGGCCTTCCAATTCTCGTATTGGACGCGGAACCGGCGTTTCAGATCGTCGGTGAGCGGATGCGAGACGATGTTCAATCGATCGCCGGCGACGCGCAAAAGCACGGCCTCAATCTGTTTGAAACAGGGACGCCCCTCATTGGCGGACCTGTCCCGATCGTGAACGTCGATGAGAACGAATTGCGGCGTGACGCCCCGGTTCTGATCACCGTTGGTTTCGATGTTTATGGCGATCTGGGCCGGATCGATCGTCCCTTCATCGCCAAAATTGAGGCCACCAAAACCCGCGACCACGCCGACATTGATGTCGCCGAAAGAGTAATCGTCCATTTTGTCCTGCCGAATGGGGAAAAGAAAAGGGCGGCCCGAAGGCCGCCCTGCTTGATTGTCTAGCTCAGCGCTAGATTAGTTCTGCGCCGAGATGTACGGATAGTCCAGGACCGCCTCATAATAGCCGGTCGCTGCGATGCTGACCGTGCCGCTCGCCGAGGCATTGGCGCTTAGCGTGACCGTCCAGCTCCCCGGATTGCCATTGATCGAGGAGACGGTCCCGGAGACCCCGGTGCCGGTCAAGGTCTGGTTCGGGTAGATGCCCGGTAGTGCGCTCGTCACGGTGATGGTGGGCGATCCGTTTACGGTCGTCCCCCAGAAGGTCTGATTCTTCCAGGTGATCGTCTGGCTCGAATTGGTCGCGGTGGCGGCATTCGAGATGGTCATCGACGACCCCTGCATGTCGACGATGTAAGTCCCGTTCGGAATGCCGGTGCCGGACAAAGTCAGGCCGGGGAGCAGATTCTTGTTCGACGACACGTTGGTCAGCGTCGCCGAGCCGTTCGTCGTGTTGGCCGTAAATGTGCTCGTCAGCAAGGGCGGGTAGAGCAGCGCGATCGTCTGCGAGTTCGCCGCTGCGGACGACGGAAAGTCGACCTGGCCGCCGGTCGCAGTCGTCGAGCAAGGCTTGGTCTGCGCGTTGATCGAGTTCGCATTGATGAGGCCACACCCGGCGATCTGGAGCCAGATCCCATAAGTCCCGGCCGTATAAGTCCAAGTCCAGTTGGACGGCTGGAGGGACGCATCCACGCCCGTCTTGTTGCCAAGGTAGAGCGACCCAACCCAGGCGCCGAACGGATGATAGGCCGAGCCGAGCGTCGCGGGATAAGCGGTGAAGCTCTCCACGTCGACGACGAACACGTCGCCCTGGTTCCAGCTTCCGGCCGCGACCGGAGCATAGCGGCAAAAGACGAATACCGACCCGCGATTGCCGTCGATCGTTTCGCCGAACTCGAAAGTGGGCATCGGGTAATTGCCGATGGTCCCATAAGGACCCTCGGGCAGGCCGCCGCGGCCCCCGATGTCAGAAGTGAGCATATTTGCGATAGGCATAGCGTTCTAGTCCTTCCGAAGACAAGACGCGGCGCGAAGCCGCGATAAAAGAACCTCGTTCTTGGCGATGTTGTCCTTGAGTTGCTGGATTCGCAGATCGATCGGCCAAATCGTGCGCAATTCACCTTCGATCCGGATCTTGATCGGCGCTATTGGCCATTGGCCGTCCATCTGTTTGTCTCGCCCTCAGTTCCAGATCACGCCTTGCAACGATAGGTTGTTTGCGGTCATGTTCCCGGCCCATGCCAGGATGCGCACCTTGGCGTCCTGGTTGATGTTCTGCCGATCGCCGCCGATCACCTTGTAATTCCGCTTTGAGGAGGGGCGGAAGAACAGATAGTCGGTATTGATGAAATACATCGTATTGGTCGGGATCTGACCATTCTTGCCGCCGTCGAGGATGACCTGAACTTCCTTGCCGGCGCCATAATAGGCGAGCGAAGTGAAGCCGGCGCCGACTTTCTTGGCGTCGCCACTAGACGTGATCCGCTGAATGGAAGTCAGGCTCTCCAGATAGGCGAGGTAGTAGTTATTGTCCGCGACGATGAGGTTGACCCCATCGCTATTACGCTTGAGGCCGACAGCCATCAGGTTCATTTGATGCTGGATGGTCGAACTCGTCACGCCGCCGGTATTGGTGGAGGCATTGCGCCACCAAGTCTGCGCAGATCGATCGATGCCGCCGACCAGGCCGACCGTGGGCGTCTTGGACACAAGCGCCTGTAGGCCGTTGATCTGCTTGCCGCTCCAGCCGGTTCCGTCCGAATAGATGGCCGCGCTCATGTTGTTCCAGAATGTATCCTCGGCCGTCTCGACGCGCTCCTCGATGAGATCGAGCATCTGCTCATCGGAGGCGTTCATGATGTCTTCGAGTCCGGACAAGACAACAGCGATCGAGGCCTGCTTGATCGGAAAGCGAGCGGCGGTCATCGTATCATTGAACGAAACGTTTAGGTATTCCGTACCGGAATAGAACATAAACGTGCCGTTCTGGGCGTAACGCAGTTCCTGCATGATTTCGCGGCCGCCTGGGAACGACTTTTCCCGGCCGCCCATGCGAAGCCACGACAAGAGGGCATTGTTGTTGGAGATGTTGTCGCCAAGTTCCTTGGAACGGAGTTCGAGGGTCGTTGTGACGACATCGCCCCAATCGACGGAGGTTGTGAGCGGAGATGCCATTTGCGGAGTTCCTTAAAGGGTTGGGATCAGATGCCGCCAAGCGCGCGATCGTAAGCGATGCGCGCGGCTGATCTGACGGTTTTGGCTGAGGTGGGCTGTTCGGCGCCCGGCGTCTGTCCGCCGGTGGGCGCCCCGGTTACTGCTTTTGCGGCGCGTCGGGCCTGATTGACTGCGCTCGCGCGCCCCGCGCTGTTGACGGTTTGGGGCAGGTTGTGAAGGCGGACGGCCATTTGATAGGCGTCCTCAAGGCCGCTGGCGCGGCCTGAATTGATCATCAGCACCATATCGTCGACGACTTTGGCGACATGGGGAAATTGCGGGTTTTTCAGAAACGAGGCGACTTCGTCGCTCGTCTTCTGCTCGATGGTCCTGCGAGCGAATACCTCGTCGGCGATCTGGCGCGCCATGTTCGGATCAAGCGGAGGCGGCCGCTGGGATTGCTGCTGCGGCCCGCGGGCATAGGGGTTTTGCGCGCGCACCTGTGCGGCGACCTTGGGGTCGAGCAGGGCCTGGGCGGCGAGCTGCGGCGGAATGCCGCGAATCTGGCAAAGATGGGCGATAGCGCCAATCGGATCGGCGATCGTCGCTTGTTCCCAGGCAAGCGCCTTGCCCATAACGTCGCGATAGGTCGTGTTGGCCCGTGCGATGTAAGGGTGGAATTCCTCAAGCCCGCGATAGTTCTGGAGGATCTGGAATCCGCGATTGATTTCCTCTTCACGATGAGCGACCGCTTGCTGGACTTCCGGAGGCAGGCTCCCGAATTTGGCTTTGGCCTCGGCGGTCCATCCGACCGGCGCCTGATAGGCCGCCTGCGGGACAGCCTGGGCCTGCGGAGTAGCCTGATGAGGCTGTGCCGGTGGCGCTTCGGCCTCTTGGCGCTCCTGCGGCCGGCTGGCGAACCGGCCGCGCGGGTCGCGCCCGTCGCCGCGATCATGGCGCGGCTCATCGCCTTCGGCCGGCTGGCCTTCCGTTCCTTCCCGGACGCGATCATAAGCCTCGCGAACGGTGCTTGATAGCGATGCCGGCTCTTCGGCCTGAATTTCAGGCGCAGCGAGTTCGCCGCCCTCGGGAATGAGGTTCTCTTCGTCCATTGTCCTCTAGGGGGTTGCGCCCGGCTGATGGGGCGAATTCAGGCAACAAAAAAGCCGCCCGAAGGCGGCTTCATTTCAATTCGTTTTCACTCGGTTCCGGATTAAACTCGGTAGGCATTCTCAAGTCGCTGTCTGACCAGATAAAGTATTTCTAGGTCTGGGATGTCGAAACTCAATCCTTGCATGATCTCATTCGGATCTGGAGAGGGGATCTTTTCTTTGCCGCTTGCCCGAAGCTTTTTGTTGTGGGCATCAATCGTGGTCACGATGACATCGCTCCAGAATTTGGCTTTTTCATGTGGCGTAGTTTCTTGCATTTTATGAACGCCTGCTCATCAGCGCCTGGGAAAGCTTTCGATGCTCTGGCCGACCTTCGGCGCGCGCGTTGGCGGTGGCGATTGCCTCGCCTTCCGGCACTCCGGCTTTGAGCATCCCATTGGCGATACGCGCTGCTTTTGACGCGCTCGCGCCTTTGAGGCTGTGATTGTGCTTGGCGGCGAAGGATTGCGGGGTCCATGGCATCGGCTTATGTTCTCCCGCGATCGGAGGAAAAATCCATGTATTCGACGCTCGTAATCATCATGACCTTTCAAGGCGCCGGCTACCAGCCGCCTATCACGCAAGCCATCGCCTTGCCGGCCCCCGAGTGTGCCTATTATGCCGCCCATGCCCCGCAGCGAACCAACTGGAAAACAACGGCGTTTTGCACTCCAGGCGGCGATCCGAAGCTCAATCCAGGCGTCACTGGGCGAAAGTTCCCTTGAGTTTATCTGCCGCCCCATCCCAGCATGTTCGTCGGCAGAACCGGCGCGACGAACGGGTCATATGCGTTGATCGGCGTGTTCGCCGGGACCGGCGAATTTGTGTTGAAGTTATGGGCGTAGCTCGGCTCGACGCTTTGCAGCCAAGGAAAGGTATGGCTGGTCGGGCTGAATCCGCCCGCATAATTGGCGTAAAGGTCGCCGACCGTGGCGGATGGATTGGCGCCTAAAACCTGTCCGGCGAAATTGTTGATCCCAGCAGCCCCCTTGCCAAATTGGTTAATCCATCCTGCTTGCTGCCCATAGTATGGATCAGCGAGGCCATAGCTGACATTTCTGGCGATCGAGGTTGGATTGCCGTTGCTGCTTTCCAACTGTCCGAAGATATTGGCGACCGAAGGATAGCCGCCTGTCCCGGTCCACGATGGCGATGACGGCGCGATTGCAGTCTCTAGGCCAGCATTGGGAGCGCCGAGAACGCCATTCGCACTTGTTGCGCCGCCCCAGGAGGGAACTTCGCCCGCCTGCGCGCCGCCCCAGTTCTTGCTGATCCAGGATGGATCGGACGCCCCGAATATCGATGCGATTCCATATCCCACGCCCTGCGGGTCCCAATTGCTCGCTCCGGCCGGCGTATCGACGACGCCGGGCATCCGGAACTGCATTCCGCCGATGGAGGGGTTATAATTGCCACCAGCAGGCGACGAAAAGTCGCCTTCCATTCCTGGCAGCGGCATTCCGGTCGCTCCGAAGTCGCTGGCCGAGGGCATGGAGCCCCACTGACCGCTCGCGCTGGTCGCGCCGCCCCAGGAGGGGACCTCGCTTGCTTGCGCGCTGCCGATTCCCCAGCCCGAGGGCGATGTTTGAGACGAACCGCCGCTATAGAAATCGCTCAGATAGGGCATAGATGGAAGAGCCATGCCGGTCGCGCCGAAATCGCTGGCCGAAGGCATCGAAGGCAACGGCATTCCTGTTGCGCCGAAGTCGCCATAACCTCCCAGCGACGGTAGCGCCATGCCGGTCGCGCCAAAATCGCCCATCGAGGGCATCGCACCGAAATTCGGAGCTGGAGCGGAAAAGATGCCTCCTTCACCCGATGGACTAAATGCGTTGGTAAAATGAGTGTTCGCGGCTTGCCAGTTGCCTTGCGCGACCGCCGCGTTATTCCGGGCATTGGCGGCGGCCTGATTCTGCGCCTCGATCTGGAACATATTTGAATATTGATATGGGTCGTAGGAAGATAGACTAAATGTTCCCGGCGCGCCGATCGGCTGCGGAGCAAACATGGTGGTCGAGGTGTCAACCATTTTCAGATCACCACTTCCGCTTGCGGCATGATTTCTGAGTCTGTTTCGAGCGGCGGCGGCTTGTAGCCGTCGCGCACCATCTTATAGGCCTCGATGAGATCGTCCTTGGCCTCGATCGGAGGCGCGTCTACGACTGCTCGCGGCGCATCGTTGCCAAGCTCCTCGTAGCCAAGCTCACGATAGGCACGGCGCATTGCCGATTTGCTCTCGTAGAGCTTCCCATCGGCCATGCTCATCAGCGGGTCCATGCCGTCGCGATTGAGGTACGGCGCCGGGAAGCCAGCGCGCGGGCCACGCGGTAGTAGCGGCGCGGCCATGTGCTTTGGGACCAGTACGCCGTCGCGAACGACCCAAGAGCCGCGCATCAGCGCGCCCTCCGGCAGGTCTCGATGCCATAAGCTGCCATCGTGGAGGTCGCGAATGTGACTTGCGTTTGGAGATAGATCGTCGTCGTTCCGGATAGCGAGATCCGGGATGGACCGATGCGAATGGAGTTGGTCGAGTTCGCGGCCGTCAAGGGACTGATGTTCCCCCAGCCGTTGTTTGTCTCAAGAGCGCCCGGGATCGAGGTCGAACTGCTGATCCAAGCCTGGGCTTGGCTGGTCGTCGTCGAGGCAGCCGGTTTCGTGATGACC